GGCTCCCGCAACATTTTCCGCGAATCTGGATCGTGCCCAGGGGGGGCATAGGGAGGTGACACCATGAAAGGCAGAAAGCCAAAACCGACAAATTTGAAGGTGTTGAACGGCAACCCGGGCAAGCGCCCGCTCAACCAGAACGAACCGAAACCGAAGGGGCGGCCGCGCTGTCCGTCATGGCTGCACGACGATGCCAAAAAAGAGTGGAAGCGCCTGGCGCCGGAGCTGGAGCGGCTGGGGCTGCTGACAATGGTCGACATGGCGGCGTTCGTCGGGTACTGCGAGTCTTATGCGCTGTACAAGGATTGCATCGAGTATATCCACGCGCACGGCAGCAGCTACACCATCGAGGACGAGGCTGGGAATCCCAAGGCGTTCCGCTCCTACCCGCAGGTGGGGCAGGCCAACCAACATCTAATCAACATTCGGTCGTTTGCTTCTGAGTTTGGGTTCACGCCCAGCAGCCGAGGCCGCATTGAAATCGGCAATCAGGACGAACTGAGCCCGATGGAAGCGTACCTCAAGCGCAAGCAGTCGGAGCGGTGAGGCCGCCATGCCGTATGATGCGAAAAGGGCGATGGACGTGGTGGAGTTCCTCGAGATGCTGCACTTTACGGGCGATTTTTTCGGCAAGCGATTCCAGCTGTTAGCCTGGCAGCAGGAGGTCATCGAGGCCGTATACGGGACACTGCGGCCCGACGGGTACCGGCAGAAACGCTACGCTTATCTAGAAGTGCCGAAAAAGAACGGCAAGTCGGAGCTCGTCGCTGGTTTGGCCTTATATCATCTGTTTTGCGACGGGCCATCCGGCCAAATATACTGTTGTGCCAGTGAACGAGAGCAGGCGAGCCTTGTCTATCGGGCGGCGAAGCAGATGATAGAACAGGATCCGGCCCTGGAGAAGGCTGCCAAGGTTGTGGACTCCAAAAAGGAGATATACAACCGAGTCACAGGCACCTATGTGAGGGTGTTGTCGGCTGAGGCGTACTCGAAGCACGGCCTCAACCCGACCGTGGTGATATTTGACGAACTGCACGCACAGCCGAGCCGGGAGCTGTGGGACGTGATGACATTTGGCTCAGGTGCAGCTCGACGTGAGCCATTGTGGTGGGTGATTACGACGGCCGGCGACGATCCGGACCGCCACAGTATCGGCTGGGAGATACACGACTATGCCCGCAGGCTCATTGACGGCGAAATCGACGACCCGGCGTGGTTCGCGAAGATATATTGTGCCGACGACGACGACGACATCTACGCAGAGGACACGTGGTACAAGGCGAACCCGTCGCTGGGCGTAACAATTGACATAGAGAGCGTGAGGCAGGAGTCCGTCAGCGCCCGTAACAGCGAGGCTAACGAGCGTTTGTTCCGCTGGCTGCGGTTGAACCAATGGATCGCGCTCAAGACGGTGGGATGGCTGCCCTTGTCGCTGTGGGACGAGACGCTGGGCGACTGGAGCGCCGGCGAGTTGGTAAGCAAGCGATGTTATTTGGGGTTGGACTTGGCGAGCACGACAGACTTGACGGCCGCGGCGCTAATATTCCCGCCCCAGGAGGGGCTGGAGGACTGGCGCTGTCTGTACGAGGCGTGGATACCGGAAGCAAGAATGCAGGAGCGCATACGTCGGGACAGAGTGCCGTATGACAAGTGGGTCAAGGAGCGCTGCCTGCACGCAACACCCGGCGATGTCGTGGACTATCGGTTCGTCGAAGCTCGCATCTTGGCCCTGGCTGAACAGTACGACATTGCCTATATATGCGCCGACCCGTGGAACAGCCGTATGCTGCAGCAGCGACTAGAGCAGAGCGGTCTGGAGTCGTTGGAGGTGCCGCAGACGGTTGCGGGTCTGTCACCGGCGATGAAGGAAGTCGAACGGCTGCTGAGAGGCGGCCAGATGACGCATGAGGCGAACCCGGTGGCCCGCTGGTGCTTCGGCAACATGGCGATACACATTGACGGGAACGAAAATATTAAGCCCATGAAGAATAAAGCGAAGGACAGGATTGACGTGATCGTCGCACAGGTCATTGCAATGGCCATAGCCATGCGGCTGGAGTCCGAAGGGCCGAGCGTGTACGAATCGCGAGGCATGTTGCTCTTATGACGGGGGTGAGTCTGGTTGGATATAGCAGGTAGTTTGCGGAGCGTACTACGCCGACGGTTTCGGCGCACGCCAGGGTCCTCTCTCGCCACACCGGCCCAGTGGCTGCTGTCGTTTTTGGGTGCCGAGGAGACCGATGCAGGAATTGAAGTCAACGAGTGGACGGCGCTGAATAACAGCGTCGTTTTCGCGTGCGTGCGCATTCTGGCGGAGACGTTGGCCACGGTGCCCTGCCATCTGTACGAACGGCAGGACCGGGGCAAGGAGCGAGCGCGGCAGCATGGCTTGTACCGCCGCTTGCACGACGAAAGCAATCCGGAGATGTCAAGTTTCGCATTTTTCGAGACGATACAGAGCCACGTGCTCACGTGGGGCAACGGGTATGCGGAAATTGATTGGAATCAATCGGGAGGCGTTAAGGCTTTGTGGCCGTTACGCCCGGATCGAACCTACCCGGAGCGCCGCAACAAGAAACTGTACTACCGCACGGTGATCGGCGGCAAGGGATACGTGTTGCCGTCCTATCGGGTGCTGCACGTGGCTGGGTTGGGGTACGACGGAATTGTGGGCTATAGTCCTATTGCGATGGCGCGCCAAAGTATCGGATTGTCGATGGCCTCGGAGAAGTACGGGGCGAAATTTTTCGGCAACAACGCCCGGCCCGGTGGGTTTTTGAAGCATCCGGGCAAGTTGAGCACAGAGGCGCAGGGGCGCCTCATAAAAGGCTGGGAAGACAGGCACTCCGGCCTGGACAATGTCAACCGGTTGGCCGTGTTGGAGGAAGGTATGGAGTTCCAAACGGTTGGCGTACCGCCCCAGGATGCGCAGATGCTTCAGACGCGGCAGTTCCAGGTGGCCGAGATGGCTCGGTGGTACCGGATGCCGCTGCATAAGATACAGGAGATGACGAACAGCACATACAGCAACATTGAGCAACAGGCGATTGAGTTCGTGGTGGACACGATGCTGCCGTGGTTCCGGCGCTGGGAGGCGGCCATCCACACACAACTGCTTACGCCGGCGGAGCGGGAGCGCTACTTTGCTGAGTTTTTGGTGGAGGGACTGCTGCGGGGCGACACGCAGGCGCGCTACAGTGCGTACTCGGTGGCCCGGCAGTGGGGCTGGATGTCCGCGAACGATGTGCGGGAAGCCGAGAACATGAACCCGTTGCCGGAGGAGCAGGGCGACATCTACTTGGTGCCGATGAACATGGTGCCGGCGGATGTGGCAGCTTCGCAGCCGGTAGAACCACCGGCAGGAGATGAGCCGGCCGAGCGGATGCGGTCCATGCAGCAGCGCAATCAACGAGGACGCGGGGCCGCGCAGCGCATGAGGCTAGCGCATAGCTTCGAACGACTGTTTGCCGACACAGCGACTCGCATTGTGCGGCGCGAGAAAGCCGACATCCTGCGGCAGGTGAGCAAGCACCTCGACCGGAGCGAAGAGACCTTTGTGAACTGGCTGGAGGAGTTTTACAGAGAGGCGCCGGACTGGATGATCCGCATGTTCCTGCCGGTGCTGTTGACATACGCCGAGGCCATGCAGGCCCAGGCGGCCGGAGAAGTGGGTGCTGACGTTGGCATGTCACCCGAGCTCGAGCAGACGATGCAGCGCTATGCGTCCATTTGGGCTCGTGACTATACGGCGTCATCCCGCGGACAGCTGCGGGCGGTCGTGCGGGAGGCTCTCGAGAGCGGCGAGGATGTGGCCGCATCCGTGGAGGAGCGACTCGACGAGTGGGAAGAACGCCGGCCGGGCAAGCTGGCACAGAAGGAGACGGTCGAAGCGGCGGGCGTCATAGCCAAATCGGTGTTCGCCGCGGCGGGGGTGCAGCGCCTCCGTTGGGTCAACGCGGGCGGCAATCCGTGCCCGTACTGTGAGGAGCTAGACGGCAAGGTTGTGGGCATTGAGGAGCCGTTTGTCGAGAAGAATGACCAGCTGGACAGTGAAGACGGACAGATGCGCATCTACAAACCCACGTTCACACCTCAGCTGCACCAAGGCTGCGTCTGCCAAATAGAACCTGACTAGGAGGTGTCACCCAGTGAAGAACATGAGGCAGCGGTTACTGAAAGAAAGCCATCTGGAGGTCCGGGAGGACAGCGAGGGTCCCAAAATCACGGGATACGGGATCGTATATAACCAAGAAGCCCGGTTGTGGGACGACCTGTTTGAAATTATCCGTCCGGGGGCCGCTCACGACGTGCTCCAAGGGGCGCCCGACATACGCTGCGCGTTCAACCACTCGCCCGATCACATCATCGGCCGCACCAAGAGCGGCACGCTGACGGTGGAAGAGGATGAGTGGGGGGTGCGCTATACGGCGACGCCACCGGATACGCAGTGGTGTCGAGACTTGTTACAGAGCATCCGCAGGGGCGATGTGGACGGCAGCAGCTTCACCTTTGCTGTTGAGCCCCAAGACGAGACAGTAAAAAGACAGGAAGACAATACCTACCTGCGGGAAGTCCGGCGCTTGGCGGCGCTCGGGGAGATGGGGCCGGTGACTTGGCCGGCGTACGAAGGCACAACCGCCCAGGTGCGGTCAGCCCAGGATGAGTACGACTCTTTTACGGAGCAACTGCGGGCGCAGGAAGACTCCGAGGAGATAGCGGCACGCCAGCGGGCGCTGGGGCTGCGCAGGAAACGGTTGGACATTGAGGACAAGACACTGTGACGAAGGAGATGAGAACGGAATGAAGCTCATAGAATTGCGGCAGCAGCGCGCAGCCCTTGTACAGGAGGCCCGCACGCTGATTGACACCGCAGAGAATGAAAAGCGAGACATGACGGGCGAAGAGGAGCAGCGCTACGAGGCCATCATGGCAGACGTCGACAAAACCGGGTCCAAAATTGCGAAAGAGGAGCGCATGGAGTCCCTGCAATCGCAGTTGGCAGACGGAGACGACGAGGGCCGTGACGGTGACGACCCTGGTGAGCAGAGTGACAATCCCGGCGGGTTAGAGTCGCGAGAGTCCAAGCGATACGAAGAAGCATTCCGGCGGTTCCTGGTTGGCGGCGACCGGGCACTGACAGCCGAAGAGTACCGGGCCATGCAGGTGGATGACGATACGGGCGGCGGGTATTTGGTGACACCGCAGCAGATGGTCATGCAGCTGCTCAAGGGCGTCGACGACGTGGCTATTGTAAGACAGTTCGCCACCATCTACCAGCTGCGCACAGCCAAGAGTTTGGGCGTACCAACACTCGATTCCGACGCCGACGATGCGGACTGGACAGCAGAGCTCAAGACGGGCAGCGAGACCGAACTGGAGTTTGGGCAGCGCGAACTACGGCCGCATCCCATTGCCAAGCGGGTCAAGGTATCCAACACACTACTCAGACAAGCAGCTATGAGTCCGGATACCCTGGTGCGCGAACGGCTGCAGTATAAGTTCGGCATCACCGAAGAAAAGGCGTTTATGACGGGCAACGGTTCGCAAAAACCGCTCGGATTGTTCACGGCGTCGGCTGATGGTATCAGCACAGACAGAGACGAAGCGGGCGACAACACAGCAACCAAGATCGTGCCAGACACACTCATCACAGCCAAATATAAGCTCAAGGGCCAGTACCACCCGCGGGCACGTTGGATTATGCACCGCGATGTCATGGCAGCCGTCCGCAAGCTGAAAGATGGCAACGGCCAGTATCTCTGGCAGCCGGGCATCCAGGGCGGAGCACCGGATCGCATACTCGACATGCCCTATACGCTGAGCGAGTACGCACCTAACACCATGACGACCGGGCTATACGTGGCCATGCTTGGTGACTATCGCTACTACTGGATCGCTGAGGCGCTGGACATGCAGCTGCAACGCTTGTCCGAGCTGTATGCGGAGACCAACCAAACGGGCTTTATCGGCCGGATGGAAGTCGACGG